GGGACTGTTTTTGGAGTCCTTCCACTCGTCAAAGACATTCAGGAACTTTGTAAAAATGTCCTGAATATGGATAAAAGAATCCAGCAGCTTGCTCGTGATAACGGCAGGCCGGTCCGACGTAGTGGACGTATAGACATCGACACAAGCAATGATATTGTAAGGACCACTGGAGGACAAAACGCGTTCATCCACCCGGCCATACATATCAACTTGTGGCAATCAGGTCATACGTCGATTAGAGAAGTTGAGACTTTCAGTCGTACGGAGTACCGTTTTTCAGGTAGATTCCGCTACTGGATAGACCCTTATCGCCTTGGCCATAAGGGAATACCAGATCGGTATCGATTCCAGTTAACGCGTATTGCGTTTGGGCTCGACCCTACTGATGTCTCTACTATCTATCAACTATTGCCCTGGTCCTGGTTAATCGACTGGTTGGTCCCATTGGGACCTCTCATTGACAATCTTGTCAATGACCAGATGGATAACCTTGTGGCAGACTATGCTTATGTCAGCGCGGTGAAAAACACCACTGAGATTAGCACGGTCACCTCCATGCTATCAGGAGGTGTACCCGTTCGTCTTGTCAACCGTAGAATTACGGAGACGAAACAACGGTACTTTGCCAGCCCATATGGGTTTGGCATTCTGTTTGGCGATTTATCGCTTAGACAGCTTGCCATTTTAGCCTCGTTGGGGCTCACGAAACTTGACTTTGGTCAAGGTCGGAACAACCCCTTCTAGGCCACTTTTTGTGTGTCAACTTCTCAAGGAATCTTGCCATGCTGGCAGACCCTCAATCAGTCACCATTAACGCGGTGGCGCAAACGCTCCCTCGCGTTACCTCTGGCGTGAACTCTTCGTCGTACCGAAAGGACGACGGAACGGTTCAGTTGTCCATTTCCCATGCTTATGGGAAGCGGACTCGTCGTACCGCGCGCTTGGATTTCTCCAAGATCGTGGCCGACCCCCTGGTGCCGGCACAGAACCAAAAGGTTTCTATGTCGACATATCTCGTTATTGATCACCCCGTGACGGGGCTGACCAATGCTGAGATCAAGCAAGTTGTGGATGGCCTCACGGCCTTCCTCACTGCTTCGACAGGCGCCAAGGTCACCAGCATCGTCGGCGGCGAATCGTAGGTTTCCAGGAGTTTTCTCATGGACTACGAGTCGATCGTCGAGATCGCTGGTGCGGTGCTCTTCACTATTGTTGTGTTGGCGCTCATTTGGGCGGCTTCACACAATCGTGGAGATAGACACTAAAGGGTCGCACATGGCTATGGAGATCTTAACTGATGCCTATCAAGGATCAGCATGATCTGAAAAGCCAGATGAGACTTCTTGAGTGTGTTCTGGCTGATGCCGGAACATGGTGTAGCACTAGCACCACCCGCGATTTTAACACGATCGCGAGACGTGTCGAACACGAAGGGTTCTCGTTTCTAACGATAACCTTGCCGCTGTTTTGCTCGGACTTCGAGAGAAGTCTCGCTATTCAGCGCGTAGACCCATCTTTCTTCTGTGGTTTCCACAGGAAAGGAGCTCTCCCTGTATTTCTACAAGGTTTGCTCGGTCAAGTGTTCGATATGGGTGATGGTTCCCTACTTGATGAGGTGAATTCGCTTGCGGTTCATGCAATTCGACAGATTTGCTTGCTCCACAAGAAGGTTCTCCTTGAATGTTCACAAGAACGTATAAGGAGTGCCTATGAAAACTTCATCAAGACAGACGATTCCGTCCGAGCTTGGGAAGATTCTCTTGCCGTCGATTGGGGTTTCCCTCCAATCCAGACTCGTAGATCTTCTCGAGCTACCCATACCGCTGAACGAGAAAATTCGAAGGACCTTAGGTCTCTCGATACTCCCGTTTGCGGATCTGATAACCATGCAGGTGTTTTTGTGCATGAATCAGGTCGAGGCCATAACGCCCCTCTGGAGTTTAGCTCATTTCGAGCTGTTTCAAGACTCCTTTGGGGACAGCTCTTTAGTGCCGATTCTTTTAGAATCGATCCTAAACGAGTTGTGCCAAGACATGGTCCTGGTGCAACAGCTGAGCGACTTTCTGCTAATGGCAGATTCGGTCAACGACGTTGGCACCAGCGGCTGGATGACTGGTTCCCAGCTTCAGACTTTCTTGTTCCGCATAGCGGATACATCGAAGAACTGAGCGAGATCCAATCAGTCTCCCCGGATCAGGAACAACCTGTAAGGGTTGTTACTGTTCCTAAAACGCTGAAAGCTCCTAGAATTATCGCGATTGAACCGGCGTGTATGCAATATACACAACAGTCCATTCTCGAAATTCTAGTTAAGCGCTTAGAGTCTTACCGTTTTACGGAAGGCTCCATAAACTTCGCGGATCAAACCGTGAATCAGCGCTTAGCACTCTCCTCTTCAGTTGATGGCTGCTTAGCAACTATCGATCTGAAGGATGCGAGTGATCGCGTTTCAGCCGGCCTTACTTGGGAAATGCTCGCTTCACAACCTCACTTTCGTGATCTTGTGTTTGCCTGCAGGTCCCTCCGGGCCGACGTGCCTGGTAAAGGTGTTCACACACTTGCCAGGTTCGCGTCTATGGGGTCCGCACTTTGTTTTCCCATTGAGGCTATGGTGTTTTACACCATTTGCATCTCTGCGATACTTCGTGCGAAGGGATACCCTCTTACTGTCAAATCACTCTTAAGAGTGAAAGACAGCGTGCGTGTCTACGGGGATGATATCATCGTCCCTGTAGAATATGTGCCATCTGTTGTTAGTGAGCTCGAATGGTTTAACCTTCGAGTAAACACCAACAAGACTTTCTCTACTGGAAAGTTTAGAGAGTCTTGCGGGTTGGACGCTTACGATGGTACACAGGTAACACCTGTGTACGTACGTAGGGTGCTTCCGCGCAACAGACGTAACGCTGCCGAGCTCGTGAGTGCTGTTTCTCTTGGTAATCAGCTATACAAGGCTGGTTACTGGAAAGCAGCTGCCCACGTGCGTGGCGTTGTGGAACGAGTAGCAACCGTTCCCCACGTTCTCGAAAACTCGGCCATCTTAGGATGGAACTCATTCCATACTGGATATGATGTCCATGCTTGGGATAAACGTCTACATCGTTGGCTCGTAAGAGGCAATGTTGTAAGCGCCAAGCTCCGCGATGATCCCTTACAGGGATATGCGGCCTTGATGAAGTTCTTCTTAAAACGTGGTAAGGAACCTTATCATGATGAGAAGCACTTGGAACGTTATGGACGTCCCTTATCCGTCTACACCAAGATGAGGTGGGCGCAACCCTACTAACTGTAGGAGTTGCGAGGTCTTGCAGATCGAGTAGAAATTAATAATTTCTATCTCTAAACTTGCAAGTTAGGAGGTAAGGTATTCCCTAC